ATACTGCGAAACGCCTTCCCCTATTGCGATGCCTGTCTGTATGGCGAGGGCTACGGCGCGAAGATCCAGAAGGGCAGCGGGAATTATCGGCACGATCAGGACTTCGTTCTCTTCGACGTCAAGGTTGGCGACTGGTGGTTGAAGCGGGATGACGTCCAAGATGTCGCGAATAAGCTGGGTCTTGACGTGGTCCCGATTATTGGCGGGCGTGGCACGCTTGACGACATGACCGATCTTTGCGCCATCGGCTTTAAGTCTCAGTGGGGGCCGTTCCTTGCCGAGGGTATTGTGGCGCGTCCGGTGGTTGAGTTGTTCGCGCGCAACGGTGAACGGATCATTGCGAAGCTGAAGCACCGGGACTTTGCGTGAGAATCGGACATATCGAAATGTCCGGAACTAGAAACAGAAAAAAGAAAGGGAATCTGATCATGGGCGAGCAGACAAAGAAGACATTGGGCAATTCCGACATCAACGGCGCGCATAAGAATGTGCGGGACATCAAGGTGTTCGGCAATGGTGACCAGTTCCAGCTGCTGTGCAAGGCTTCGAGTGAAAACGAAGGATGGATGAAGAGCACGAAGGCGATGGAGGTCGAGGGCGTTGGTTGCGTGGTCCAGGTGACGACACAGCAGCGGAACCCGGACGGCAGCTATGCGGTTGCTGAAGCTGTGACGTTTGTGCCGCAGGCTGTCATCGTTGGCGACGCAGAGAATGGCCGCAAACTGGTGTGGGTTAACTGCGCATAGAAAGCCTGACTTGAACTACATTTCCTCAACTTGTGACGGCGGAAGCGGCTACACTGCGACAGACAGCGGTGCAGAGGTTTCGTATGGTTACGCTTCGAGCAATTACGAGTTGGTGTGCTATGTGGTTGATGACGACTATGACATTTACGCATCGCTGTATCCTGTTCCTGAGTGGTGGCGGGGGGGCGCTATTGCCTACCCAGAGCCACCGCGATAGTCCGGTGAAAGAGAGGCCTTGTACTGCGCAAGCCGGGTGGTGCGGTCGGAAGTACCGCACTGTTGGCCTTTCGCGCAGCGGCTGGGACTAGCAATCTGAAATGCGGCGGTAGAACTTCAGGTTAACACGTTTAGCTAGTTACTACCGCCGCCAGGTTTTTTGGGTTGTGTTGAAAAGAAAGAGAGGCAGAGAGATGAGCGAAGATCAATGTAGAGCAATCGTTTTTGTTTGTGGGCTGGCGGTCGGCCTTATGCTTGCATATTCAGGTCACGTTATAGTGACACACGTATTCGGGTTGATGAATTGAAGAGAAGAGCAGAAAGGTTGACCATGGCGAAATTTGAGAAGATCCCGGTGGTTGTGGACGCGATGCGGTGGTTTAAGAACGGCGACCACCCCGAGGACGCTTGTGAGAAAATCGATGCTGGCGACGGGCCGTTTCAAGGTGAGGGGCATGTGGTTCGCTACTACCGCAGACCCGAATGTGAAGGCCAGAGTAAGTGTAGGCACTGTGGGAAGGTCATGCATGCCCACGGTTGGGTTGATACGCTTGAACATGGGCACGTGGTTTGCCCTGGTGACTGGATCATCCGTGGCATCGAGGGCGAGTACTACCCGTGCAAGGACAGCATCTTTCGGAAGACGTACCGGGCGATTGACGAAGCGGCAGAGGGGCGGTGGACGACGGTGCCAGAGGCCGCGACGGGCGCAACCAACAGCTACGAAGGAATCCTTGTCATTGCGCTCAACCTTGTAAAGTCGAGCGTTGCCGGCGGCATTGAGCCAGACCTTCAAGCGTGCGTGGACCGCGCCAGGTTGCTGCACAGCCTTACCCTTGCGGCTTCTCATAAAATGGAAGAGGGCGATCCCGCCGAATCTCCGCAGCCCAAGACGGCGACCGGCGAGGCGGTTCAGGAGTCGATCGACATGAGCCGTTCTGTTGGGAACGAAGACGAATAACAACGATCGCAAAAGAGAGGTACGAGATGAACACATTAGAAGGGTTTTCGTTTCAAGCGCGCCAGAGCGCCTGGTGTTTTGGTGTCGATCTGTTTGGTTATCGCCATGGGGGTCAGCTTCATCCAACTGCTGCCCTGATCAAGCCGCTTGAGTCTGTTGAGGTGCCTGAGCTTGACCGTGGTCGCATGATTGAAAGCGCGATCACTTTGGACCAAGGGCAGGCGCAAGGGTTAATGGACTCCCTGTGGAGCTGCGGGATGCGTCCGGGCGACAAGTTTGGCGCGGCCAACACGTTGGCTGCGACTGCCAGCCACTTGCGCGACATGAGGGCCATCGCGTTTAGCCGTTTGAAGATGGATGCCAGCAATGTCTAATAGACGCAAGTGCTGCGATTGCGGCAACGCCATCTTGTGCGCGGAGAGTCCGACTACTGGGTTCGCTCTGTGCGTTCTGGATGGCTACGGCGGCTTCTGGCCTGGTGTGTTGCACCGTTGCGACCGGTTTGAGCCGGGGACTCCGGTTTCTCGTGAGGGTGTCAAGGGTGAGGGTCCTGTTGCGGTCAGGAGCATGTTTGCGTTGCCTGTTTCTGATGGTGTCCCTGTAGACAAATGTCCATAGACCAAGGCGGTAATTGCGTTATGACGACAAGAGAACTGACGAAGTGCATGCAGGATCCCTGGTGGCGCTTGAACAATTTGTACTACATCATGAACAAGGCTGGCGATGTTGTCAAGTTCCGGCCGAACCGTGTCCAGCAGTACCTGTATGCGAATTTGTGGTACATGAATTTGGTTCTGAAGGCCCGCCAGATGGGGATCACTACGTACTTCATCTTGTCGATGCTTGACCGGTGCCTGTTCAACAAGAGCCAGCAGTGCGGGGTGATTGCCCATCGCCGTGAGGATGCGGAGAAGTTCTTCATCGAGAAGGTGCAGTTCGCGTATGACCGCCTTCCTGAGTTTGTTCTGAACGAGTTGCCCGCCACGAAGAACGAGGCTGGGTGGTTGCGCCTGAAGAACGATTCAAGCATGCGTGTGAGCGTGGGGATGAGGTCGTCAACTTTGCAGCAGCTCCATGTGTCTGAGTTCGGGAAGGTCTGTGCGGAGCACCCGGACAAGGCCAAGGAGATCATCAAGGGGTCGATGAATGCTGTTGAGCAGGGCAACATCGTGAACTTCGAGAGTACTGCAGAGGGTCCCCAGGGCGCGTTCCACGACTATTGCATGGCTGCTTTGGCGATGCAGAGAGAGAAGCGCACGCTGACTTCGATGGACTGGAAGCTGTTTTTCTTTCCCTGGTTCGAGCAAGACGAGTACCGGATGACTGACGAGGATGTCAAGAACGTGGTCATCACTCCCGAATACGAGCAGTACTTTGAGCTACTGGCGGGGGAGAAGCACATTGAGCTGACGCTGAACCAGAAGGTCTGGTACGTGAAGAAGGCCGGGCTGATGGGGGCCTGGGACGATATGAAGTCTGAGTTCCCTTCGTACCCGGAAGAGGCTTTCTCTGTGTCCGTGAAGGGTTCTTACTACTCGACGCAGTTCGCCCGTATCCACAAAGAGCAGCGGATCACGAAAGTCCCGCACCAGTCGGGGGTGCCGGTTGACCTGTGGTGGGATATTGGGGTTGGGGACAGCACAGTGATCTGGTTTACGCAGAGCGTCCGCGGTGTGATCCATGTGATTGACTACTACGAGAACAACGGCGAGGGGCTGTCTCACTACGCAAGCAAGCTCCAAGAGCGGCGCCAGAACGAGGGATACCTGTATGGCCGCATAGTGGGGCCGCACGATATGTCTGTGCGTGAGTTCTCCACGGGTAAGTCCCGGATCGAAGCGGCCGCGGCGATGGGGCTGAACTTCGAGATCGCGCCCCGGCTGTCGCTTGAGGACGGGATTGAGGCCGTTAGAAACATCCTGTCGGTCTGCTATTTTGACGAGAAGAAATGCGACAAGGGGCTCAAGGCTCTGAAGAACTACCGCAAGAAGTTTGACGAGAAAGAGCAGCGATATCTTGATCGTCCGGCGCACAACTGGGCGAGTCATCCTTCAGACGCTTTTCGGATGCTTGCGGTTGCCCATACCTTCCAGTCATCGAAGAGCGTTCGCTTTTCACAGCCAACGATAACACCGGCTGCCTGGGGATGAGGAATACCGTTTTACACTCGTTAGCTATTGCAATTTGCCAAAAACAGAAGTATTTGTTTGAATAGACACTGTTGATGTTAAATCGGGCAAAGGTCGCGCTTCTTAGCTAGTTGCGCGAAGAAAGCCCCGAGAAGTTTTCTGGAGAGGCAGGTTCGCCTTAGCGGGCAGAGACCGCCTCTCTTTTTTGTCCGCTCCGTGTGACCTGCCTTTTCCCTTTGGAAGTTTTTCCCAATCAAGGGGACCGAAGGCATGGTACAACGAGTAGGAAACACAACTTTAGCCGCGAGGGAAGCCGAAGCCCGCGCCTCTGAAGTTCCCATCGCCGACACCTCCCCCATTCTCACCGGGCTCGAAAGCCACATAGAAACTTGCTGGCAAGCAGCCCTGACTCACCACAAGGACGATATCAAGCCGCGGCTGTTGAATTGCTTGCGCCGTCGTGACGGCAAGTACGACATCGAGAAGGCTCAACAGATCGAGGCCCTTGGCAGCGCCCCGGTGTATTTCCGCGAGACCTCCCGCAAATGCAGTGCTGCGAAAGCCTGGATTCGCGATATCACGTTGCCGGTTTCTGATCATCCTTGGGGGCTTGAGCCCACTCCGATCCCTGAGCTGCCAGGGCAGGTCATGCAGAACATCGTTGAGCAGGTCATGCGGCAGGCGATCCAGATGGCCGCACAGACCGGCGAGATGCCAACCCAGGACCAGGCTTACCAGATGGGCTCCGATATGGCGGCTCAAGTTCGTGAGGCCATGAAGAATGACGCCAAAGAGCGTGCCAGACTGATGCAAGAGCGGATAGACGATCAATTCCTGGAGGGCGACTTCAAGAAGGCTTTCACCGAGGTCATAGACGACATCACCACGTTCCCATCGGCAATTTTCAAGGGTTCTATAATCGAGCGTCGAAAGACCTTGACTTGGGACAATGCCAATGGCTTCACCCCTGTAGTCGCGGTGAAAGAGCAACCAGTTTGGAAGCGCGTCTCACCGTTTGACTTCTTCCCATCCCCGCAGTGCGACAGCCCGAATGACGGATACTTGCTTGAGCGCATTCGCTACAACCGAACCGACTTGGCTGAGATGCGAGGCATGGATGGGTGGAGCGAAGAGGCCATCAACGACATCCTGACGAACGCTCAGACTGGCGTGAATAACGATGTGGAGCCCGAGGAACAAGAACGGGCAGACCTTGAGATGAAAGAGCTGAACTCGGCACCAGGAACCTCTGACGACAAGATTGCGGCTCTGGAGTTTTGGGGCAGCGTCCAGGGCTTCATGCTTTCCGGGTGGGGGCTTATGCCAGTAGACTCTGACCCCAACAAGCAGTACGAGATTTGTGCTACCAAGGTTGGCGGTCGAGTTATCCGGGCGATCATCAACCCCAATCCACTGGGGCGGCGTCCGTACTACGTGACGAGCTACGAGAAGGTTCCCGGTTCGATTTGGGGGATTGCGATTCCCGAGATCATTGCCGCGACCCAAGACGGAATCAACTCTGTGTTCCGTGGGATGATTGACAATATCGGGTTTGCAGCCGGACCACAGTTGGCGGTTGACATTGACAAGCTGGCACCTGGCCAAGACGCTACGAAGATCTTTCCCCGGAAGATTTGGTATCTCCAAAAGCTGGGGATGCAGGGGGGCAACGGGTTGCCTATCGAGTTCTTCCAGCCCGACATGAACGTTCGCCAACTACTGGCCGCGTTCTCCAAGTTCCAAGAGCTCAGCGACGACCAGAGCGGGATCCCCCGATACAGCTACGGCAACGAGAATGTTGGCGGTGCCGGTGAGACCGCCAGCGGTTTGTCGATGCTGATGAACGCTGCAAGCAAGGGTATCCGGCAGGTCATAACGAACGTCGGCTCGGACATGATTGCTCCTGCGGTCCAGGATCAGTACACCTGGAACATGCTGTATCTCCAAGACCAGTCCATCAAGGGCGATGTGAGGGTGACCGCCAGTGGTGCAATGGCAATTATCATGCGCGAGCAGTTGCGCAGCCAGAGATGGCAGTTCGCTAATGCCACCATGAATGACCTTGACTCGAACATCATGGGAGTTGAGGGGCGTAGGAAGCTCTTGTCGGCTTTGGCCACAGACACTGAATTGCCTGGTGTGGTTCCCGACGAAGCGGAGTTGAAGATGAGAATGCAAGCGGAGCAAGAAGCCATGGCTGTAGCACAGCAACAGCAGGCTATAATGGAAAGCGCAGGCGCTGGTGCTGGTGCCCCGGCACCCAAACCGAAGCAGGAGCAAGGCCCAAAACGGGTTTAACAATTTGATTTTGGTCCTATCCTCTCTTCCCCCTGAGTCGGGGGTCGAGGACTGTCAATTACAGAAATCGGCTAGGACACAGAGAAGAGAGCAGAAAGGCTGACACAGCCAAGGAGACGATGAAATGGCAAGGCACGAAAGACGCAGTTTTGGGTACGCCTACGGCACCACCCTGGACTTCAACACGATTCGCATGGGCGGCGATGTGCTGAATGGCACGCTTGGAACAGAGGTGCTTGACAAGGCAACCGGAACGGCTGGCGCTGTTGCTCTGGACAGTGGTGTTGGGGGTTCCCTGGACATTGGTCGCACCAACTCGATAAACAACGAGATCGGTCGCGCCGGGTTCACTACCTCAATTGAAGGCACAAGCGATCGCTACCAACTCAATTGGGTTGCTGGTGCACGCGGTAAGCCCGGAGTCAATGGCGACATCCTGAGCGCAACTGAGGCGACCCGCATGATCGCGGATCCAGACTTCGAGGTGCTTGGGACAAACGCAGTCAGCGCAGACACCGCGTGCAACGCAGAGGGCGGCATCACGCTTACCACTGCCGGTGCTGCGGACGATCAGATGATTCTTTGCCCGCACCTCAATGCCAGCCAAAGCGGTTGGTCCCAGACCACATGGGGGACCGATCAGTCTACCAGTTGGGAATGCCGGATCAAGACGCCTGCAGCTATCACCAACATGACGATCTGGGCCGGACTGAAACTCACGATGACCGAAGTTACCGCGACCGATGCCAACCAGGTGTTCTTTCGCTATGCTCCGGCCACCAATAGTGGCAAGTGGGAAGCAATCAATTCGATTGCCAACGTTGATGTTGAAACCGACTCCGGGGTCACTGTTGCAGTCAGCACTGACTACCACCTGGCCATCAATATCAGCAGCACCCGTATCGCAACTCTCTACATCAATAACGTCCTGGTTGGAACCAGCACGGCGTTGACGACAGCCACAGACCTCATTCCCTACATCGGTGTCATGGAAACCACCACGACTGTCGGCAAGGCGATTGGCGTTCGTGGCCAGTCCATCTCAAGAGCATTCGCATAACCCCACCGCCCCTCCCTTCGGGGCTTCTCGGCGGGCTTTGGAGACGTTGCCTCCAAGGCTCGCCCATGAAGAATCGAAGTAACGGAACAAAGAACGGACAGTTCGTAAATGTCAAAATTCACTTACGCAGAACGTCAGATGATGGTGAACTTGCTTGGCACTCCGCAAGGCCAGAAGTTCATCGACCTGCTTCAGGGTAGGCTTGACGACCACAAGAACGAGATTGGTGAACTTGTTGGCGACGTTGAGGTTCGTTGGATGCAAGGAAAGATTCAGGAGTTAGACGAGGTTTTGGGCACAGTCAATTCCGCCAGGGAAACCCTGACACGGGATTTGACGAAAAGGCCCACAGGCCCCGTGTAAATAGAAACTCATGGCTGGGATATTCATTGAATCCTATTGGACCTTTGAACCCCAGCACAGAGACAGAAGGTGAATACCCGCAACACGGGCTCACACGAAAGGGACGAAGATGCCGATTCCAAAACAGGTAATCGAACAGGAAAAGCAGATCGACACGATGATCGCAGCCGAAGCAGAAAAGATAGCGCAATCCAGCCAGCCAGGGACATTGCCAGACGCTCCAGAGGTGCCGCCAGTTGTGGTCCCAGTGGAAGACGTTGTGCCGGTCGTACCCCCTGCTGTCACTGAACCAGTCGCGCTACCGCCAGAAGCAGGGACTACCGCAGAACCAGCGGCCCCCGCAGCGCAACCCGTAGTTCCCGCAGAACCCGAACCAGCCAAAACGCCTGAGCAAATAGCCGCGGCGTACAAGACACTTCAAGGCAAGTACAACGCTGAAGTGCCCAGGCAGGCTCAAGAGCTTTCGCTGTTGAAAGGCAGCAACAAGCTCCTGGAACAACAACTTGCGCTGCTTCAACAGCAACTCGCGTCGGGGACTCTCCCCAACAACGGTGTTCCTTCTCCGCAAGCTCCCCCAGCTCCGCCAGCAGCTCCGGTGCCCCAAAGCCCCGCCGCCGCAGTGAAGCTGAGTGATTACTACTCAGAAGAGCAGATCGAGGAATTCGGAGAAGACTATCTCAACATGCAACTGCAGGCGTCTCAGAGGCTGTTCAGTCAACAGTCCAAGCCGCTTCAAGACGGACTGGTGCAACAGCGCCAGGACTCCACGCATGGGATGGTTCAGGCACTTGTGCCAAACTTCGACTCCATTGACCGCGACCCAGCGTTCCGCGCTTGGCTGAACCAGCAGATTCCCCTTGCGGGCATCACGCGGACTCAGGCATTGGGCGAGCAATTCAGGTCCGGCAACGCCGCCGCTGTAGCAGAATTCTACAGACAGTTCTCGGCACAGTCTGCAGCACCAGCTCCTGTCCCTGTTCAACAGGCACCCACACCAGTACCGGGAGCGGTTATCCCGGCAGTGAGCGCACAGGTTACCCCAAGGACGACAGCTCCGCCTCCACCGACACAACAACCCCGGAAGAAGTTCTATTTCGTGAGTGAGTTTCAGCGCATTACGACTGACCTCACGACCGGCAAGTACACTCCCGAGGATCGCAAGAAATTACAGCACGAAATGGATCGTGCAATTGCAGAAGGGCGCATCGTTCCAGACGGAGCTGCTATACCAGCTTGATGTTTGGAACACGAATGTCCGTTCTGCGACTGCCGATAAAGCCATAAGGAGATACGAAAAATGGCTGGCTTCCCAGTTGCACAAGGTGAACAGTCCTATCACGGGACATACATACCGGAGATCTGGTCCTCTAAACTTCAAGTGAAGTTCTACGCAGGGACGGCTCTCACGGACATTTCAAGCACGGATTACGAGGGCGAAATCAAGGACAAGGGCGATACGGTCAAAATCCGTACCCAGCCTGACATCCAACCGCAGGATTACGAGAAGGGCCAGGCGCTGGTTACCCAGCAACCCAACCCGAGCGTGATCGACTTGACCATCGACAAGGGCAAGTACTTCCAGTTCCCGATCCATCCCGTTGACACCAAGCAGAGCGATATTGCTTACGTCAACAAGTGGGCTGAAGACGGTTCTGAGCAAGTCAAGATCGCCGTCGAAACTGGCGTCTATGCCGACATCTATTCTGATGCCGCCGCCGCTAATATGGGGGCTACTGCCGGAGCAAAGACCTCAAGTTACAACATGGGCGTGACTGCAACTCCAGTCGTTCTCACCAAAGACAATGTTCTCGATTACATCGTGGACATTGGCAGCGTACTGTGCGAACAGGACGTGCCAGAAACCATGCGGTGGCTCGTCATCCCCGTGTGGATGGCAGGTCTTATCAAAAAATCCGATCTGAAGGACGCTTCGTTGACCGGTGACAGCACCAGTCCGTTGCGTACTGGATTGATCGGAATGATCGACACGTTCAAGATCTATCGCAGCAACCTGCTCAGCAGCGTTGTGGATACCGGGAATACGTGTTACCGCGTTCTGGCCGGACATCCCACGGCCCTGACGTTCGCCACGCAGATCGTTCGCACTGAAGTCATCGACAACCCATTTGACTTCGGTAAGTTGCACCGGTTCCTGCAGGTTTATGGCTACAAAGTCATCAAGCCTGAGTCCCTGGTGCATTTCTATTGCCGCAAGGGATAATCCCAGAGGCGTAGGACTGACAGTCCGGCTGGTCCCTCAATAATGGGGGATCAGCCAAACAGATAGCCAAGACACAAGGAGATTCCAAATGGCTACTACGAACTTGAGAGCAACCGGGACCAAGTACCCGGCGCTGCCAAAGGGCGGCACAATCTTGCTTGAAAAGCAGATTGATTTTTCTGACAACAACGGCGGAGCGAATGACGTCTTCCAACTGTTCGACATCACGGCTGGCACGCTGATCATTGGCGTGTCGATCGAGGTGGAGACCGGCGAGGGCGCTACAAGTACCATCGAGGTTGGCCTTTCTGCTGGCGGGACCACGGACTCCACGTTCATGACTGGTGCGAGTATCGAGACAGCAGTCTGGCTCGTTGGTGATGGTGCGGACGGCGATGCCCCCGCTACTATCGTTACCAGCATGGTTCTGGTAGATACGATCTTCGTTCTGGAGACCAACACTGCCGCAACCGACACTGCCGTGATTAACGTCAAGGTCCTTGTCGCTGATATGACCGGCGAACTCGGCCTTGATCCAATTGCGTAAGCCTGGCATTGGCTACGTGTAACAGGAGGACCGCGCTGTGCAGAGATTTCTACGAAAGAAGGACAACCCGATTGTTCATATCTGGAGTGATTCTTTGGCAGCGCGGTCCGACATTTTTGAGTGTACCGGGAACGGGAACTTTATCGGCGGCGAACCTCCCGACGCTCCAGACCAGAAACAATTCCCGACTGACTCGCCGTCCACCAAGGTCTCATACTGGGGGCTTGACAAGCGAGGCTTGTACAAGTACGTGCTGGAAACCCTCGGGGTTGAACTTGCCTTTCACAAAGATTCTATCAACACCATGAGGCACCAGGTTGCCATGCTGCTGAAACGCAAGCTATTCCTGGAGCAACGCGGCGTTACCAACGATCTGGACATAACAAGCCAAATGCGCCTGGCCCTGTGTCAATATAGGCGGCAGACCAAGAGGCAGACATAACCGATGGCGACCATAACAGCAACTGATGTGATAACCCGCTCTCGCTACCACCTGAGCGATTCGGTGGCCACGTACCGTTGGGCTAACAGCCTGCTATGCGATTACTGGCTGAACGATGCGATGCGAGACATCTGGAAGAGACGCCCGGACTCTCGGTTTGCTGCTGATGGAACCGTGAACACTTTTGCTGAAGTTACCTGCACTGGCGAAACCCTTCCCGCGGGCAACCTGATTCTCTCAGATTACTGGCTGGAGGCTATCTCCCACTACGTCACTGCCCAAGCGTTCTTCCAAGACGGCTCTGACGAAAACAACGTGACCCGCGCCAAGGAACACTTTGCGCTTTACAAACAGGAGTTGGTCGCATGAGCACGACCCT